TTGGGTCAATCGTGTCGGGTGCGACAACTTCGTTTTCCATTTATCTCATCCTTTTCATTTGGTCTAAAGTCAACTTAATCATTTCTTTGCGTTCTGGCATGGGTCGATTATGCAACCGATTTGCCATTTCTACATTTAAATTCGACATTTTCATGGGTGCTATCGGTGCGCCTGGTCGATCAAACTCTTGCACCATTGCCACTTGCCCACGAAGACGCTCGTTGTGAGCTGCCTTCTTTTTGTTCCATTCTTGTTGAGCATACTTGACATCAGAATGCCCCATCTCAATGGAGTCTGTGCGCTTTAGGTGCTCACGCCATTGGGCGCGACCTTCAATCATCACCCCGTCTGGTGACATAAAAGGGGCTATATCGCCCATTACAGAATATCGCTCGTTTGATGGGCCAAGATGCTTTTCATAAGGCTCTGACCCGTCAGATGGAAATACCCAAGTTTGTCTCACATCATCTCCAATATCATTGCAATGTCTTCTTCATCTCGTTTCAACCTAACCTTATTTTCTAAGGTTTTGACCTTTTCCATCAGCGAATCATAATCAATTTGTTTTCTGACCGCAATCTCTATGGTTTGCTCTGGTGCGGTCGTGATCTCTTCCCTAACCTCGGGAGGTAAACCAAATATCGCCTCATGGAGTTTCTGTTTCCTCTGAGCCTCTAATTTGCGCTCAGATTCCCATTGTTTATCTCGTTTTTTCTCGTCAAACCCAAAATGACCCCCGATTGGGGCTTCAATAATAGGGCTTAAAACGCTCTCAATCGTTGCAAATGGCAGCTCGGCAAATGCACCATATCCAAACATTTAGGCATCCACCGCGCCATCAAACTCAGGCTTTTGCTTAATGATGGCATATAACTGCGCTCTATCAGCACCCGCCACATACTCACTACCGCTAATCTGTACCTTGCCAGCAGACAAAGGTTGTTTGCCTTGCTCTCTAGCCTGTTGTGAGGCATAGCCGTAGAAAGTGACCTCAGTTCCTTGACCTTTAAAGTCTTCTTGAACTGCGCCAATGTTCCAATAAGTCGCTGGTATGCCGTAGTCTGTGTCAATTGATTTGAGTAATGCCATGTGTTTATCCTACTAAAAGTCTGCGAGTTGTACCACCACTATCTTTGATGGTGATGTAGCCTGTTGGGGTAAGAACTGATGCTGTATATGTACCAAAACGAACTGCACCAGCACCTTTTGGGCTTAAGGCTATATCAATGTCTGCATCTGTTCCACTTGGCCCAGAAATAGCAGAAAGTGTTGGGGCAGAACCAGAAGTCGCACCTTGGACTTGTAGCAAATTACCAGTATTTACAGCCCCGTTTGTTTGAACTCTAAATGCGTGGTAATTAGCCAATCCACTTCCAGCAAAACTAATAGTTGATGCACTTGAAGTTCCTTTAACAATTATTGTTCCAGAAACTGCAGAATCTGAGCCTGTAAATAATATTGATGCCGCAGTGGATGCTGTATATCCTGTTGGACTACCCGTCACCTGTACATAGTTAACAGCAGAGGCTGTGTGGGATACACGCATTTGCTCAGTTTGTGTAGTTCCATTTGTAGTAAATCTAACACTTCCAGAGCCATTTCCAGAAATAAGTGCGTTGTCGTTTGTACCACCTTGAGCAACAAGAGCGGCACTACCACTTTGGTTATACATCATAAAATAACCAGTTCCTGCATTATCTCTAATTCTAAAAACAGGAATGGAATTTATTAGGCTGGCTGGCGTATAAAAATCTAAAGACTGAGTACTAGTAGAACCCAAAGAACGAATAATTGTTCCACTACCCACAGTAGCATAAGCAGTAGCACCACTACCACCACTTACAGGCGTAAATGTAATTGTTGGTTGTTCTACATAGCCAGAGCCAGCGTTAGTAATTGTAAATGCCGTATCAACAACGCCAGCAGTAACAGTACAAGTTGCAGTAGCCTGAACACCGCCAGCAGTCGTTGGGGCAGAAATAGTAACAGTAGGGGCAACTGTGTATCCTGTACCACCAGCAGTCCTAGTAATAGCAGTAACAGTACCACCATTGGAAATATTCACACCGCTAGAACCAGCCGCTAGGTCAATAGCACCTGTTCCCTTGCTATCTAGCACCAATGCAATGTTTGAGTCACTTCCAAGGGTCTGAAACTCAACCGCCTTGGTTGTAGCACCGCCTGTTAACTGTCCGTAGTTAGCAGAGCCACCGCCACCGATTAGAGTTGTGAATGTGCCTGTTGACGGGGTTGTTGCGCCTATTGTTGCGTTGTTAATCACGCCACCCGTGACCGCTACGCTTGGAATTGTTACCGCGCCTGTGGTCTCTACTGTCATTGCGTCTGAGGTGTTTACAGCCCCATTCACAATAAAACTGATCTTTTGGCTATCCCATGAACCTAAGACTAACGGCCCACCATAAGACTCTACAAAGGTTGCCAATGGCGTAGAAAACCCGTTATTAGGAAACCCCGCAGCCGAGTAACTGTAATTAGAGTTATTTATTCCTAATTCGCCATACGCTGTATGCCCACCATCATTGACCGCATAACTTGCATAACTGGTATTTGCTGAACTTGTGTTTTGTAGGCTTGTATAAAGATATAACGGCTCACTAGCCGTAAAACCCGCAATAACGCCTGAGTCTGTGTGTGATGTGGCATTGCCTACATTCAAAGAGCCAACATTGGTTGTGCCACTTGTGTAAGGAATCAATACCCGATTATTAGCATCTTCATTGACCGATTTGCTTGCAGGGTATGTGACAAACACATCCTTAGAGCCTGCGCTAAAGTTGACCTTAGACCCACCATTGGATGACGCATAAACTGTATCTCTTAATAGCGTTCCCCCGTAGTAAGTCCCAATCCCAACTTCCCACTCTGAGCCTCGGTTGATCGTGTAATAAGTTGTGTTGTTGTTGCCAATGACTGAGAATGACTGAAACCCTTGTACCGCGCCATCTAGGGTTATCGTGCCTGTTCCCGTTGTTAGGGTGGTCTCCCTGACCCGATCAGCAAGAACTAAACTCATACTGTTTCTACCCCGATAACTAAGCCATCAGCACCCCTCACAACCTTCTTAGGCGCGTTGAGTTTCTGCATCGCTTCGCCAATGTTTTGCATGGTCTGTCCGTGTAGGTTAGCCATCTGGTCGTGCATGAGTGCCATTTTGTCCATCGCTTGAATGATCGTTCCACCCAGTTCGTTGGTGATCTGAGCGGAAGCTGCCTCAATGACGGGTAAATCAACGCCAGGGTTACTTCCAATTCTCGCCACCATGATCTTGGTAGCAGCGTCCAGTTCCGCTTTCCAACGCTCGTATTCCTCTTTGCCTTGCATTTCCCGAGCCTTGACTTGTAACTCGTTGTTGGCAAGTTGTTGGGCAAATTGCTCTTTCATCTGCTCTCTCTGCATATCCACTTGCGCTTGCGCTTGCAACATCTGCATCTCAAAGTCTGCCTTGACTTGTTCAAGTTGAGCCGTTGCCTGCATCTTCATCTGCTCGGTCTGGGCTTGGGCTTGCATACGCATTTGTTCTGCTTGCTGTTCAGCCTGTAACTTCATCATCTCAGGGTTTTGTTGAGGCGGTTGTTGGGCTGCTTGCTGTGCTTTGGCTTGTAATGACTTCATTGCTTGCTCAATAGCCGACTCTAGACTACGCCCTGCGCGGTATCTGCGTACCAAGAACAATAGCATCTCACTCGCCATTGGTAGCATCTCAGGGGCTTGCTGAACCATAGGCAAAGCATCGCGTAAGAACAAACCAATTGCTTGAACTGCCTCGTTTGCGTTCTGTTTGTCTGCTTGCTCGTCAATCTGGGCTAGTGTGTCTGCCTCAACTTGGATGTGGAAGTCTCGAATTGTGCTGTTTGAGAGCATCTGCACCGCAGCTTGCAACAATTGCGGATTCTGACCCTCTGGAGTGTTCATCACCCCAGACATCTCAACAATCAACTCTGGTGGGTAAAACTTACAGACAATCTGCGCCTTGATGCGGAACAGATCGGTAGCAAATCGAGCCACATCGCCCTGAGTAGCCCTCAGTCTCAGGCTACCAAAGTTGGCTTTTAGTTGTTGAGCACCAAGGGTCTCGTTTGCGTTGCTTGCACCACGAATAATGTCCGATATTCCACAGATTTCGTAGATGGATTGCTTAACAACCTCACGGGATTGATAAAGTTGCTGTAAGGTCTTGATGATTGCGCTCGTATCGAGCATATCAATCGCGCCTTTTAGCCCACCCTTCTCGCTCATAGCTGCCCATGCAGTCACAGGGAACAGTTTGTTGTCCACGCCCTCCGTGAATAACCGCCCAAGTTCCTTGAACTCAGCGTTAAACACACCGACCGCCTTGCAAGCCTTCACCAATAGGTAAATGCGCTGTGTAAGGTTGTCTAATTCTTGGGCTTGGTCTTCATATTCGCAGTAGTCTGGTACTGGAATCATCGACCCGTTGGTTGTTGTGGCCAATAAAGGCTTTGGACAAGGGAAAAACCCCTCTAATTCGAGAGGGTCATCACGCTCATCAAGTGCTTGGGGGTATCCCTTGGCAACCCAACACACTTTTTTAGTGCGTTTGTTCCATATCTCAGCGACTTTAGCCTTTTTCCCATAGGTCGCTTTCGCGGTCATTGGGTTTTTGGAGTCTATATCGTCATTTTGGTCGTGCAATGGCACATTCTTGAACACATCACCAAAACGCTCGATACCCTCTTCGGGTGTCATGTAGACCCAACGGCTTACCCACCACACCTCATCCCATGTTCGGGCGGGTGAATGGAGAAAGTCTGTCCAATAGACATAATCCACAGGGCTGTGCGCTGAGTCAACGCGCTCGACTTCCTCTGTGTTGGTGATTTCGATGCCTTCGTCTGGCTCAATACCTGTCGCAGCTTCTGGTGGCTCTTGTCCAACAATGATTGGCTCATAGCGCACCCACGCTGTACCGCGACCAGGCAATAGTCTGTCTTCCACCACCCCACGCATTGCGGAGTCAAAATCGTTGAACTGCGTTACTTCGTACTCGACCACGCGCTCTAGCATGGTGGAGGCTAATCGACCTACTGGGTCAGAGTCCATGAACCTACGGGAAACCTCTGGCTTTGCCATGCGTCCGTAGAGTGCAGGGAATAAAACAGAGATGTTTGACCATAGGATGTTGAACTTCATCCTTGGCATCTCAATGGCATCGCGCTCGTCTCGGTAGCGTCTTACTACCTTCTTACCGCGCTTTTCCCACTTGTCAAAGACTTTGGTGGCTTTGTCTAGTTGGTCTTGCCAGAACGGGCCTTGATCTTCCTCATAAGCCCCATCATCGTAGGCGTTTTCGTACATATTAAGCCGCGTAGAAGAATGTCACATCCAAAGTGCCACCAATGGTTGCGTAAACGCTGTTACTTACATAAGCGGGGAATCGGTGAAAGCCGATTGCTGGTGTGATAGTGCCTGACATCACATCGCCACTTGCACCGCCATTACGCAAGACCAAAGTGCCTGCGCTTGTGTTATTCACATAGAACCCGATGAGTTGACAAGCCCCTGTTGAGACCGCCCCCGTTGCTGTGATGTTCTTGTATCCACCTACTTCTGCTACTGGTTGGCTCATATCCGTTCCTCTTTATGTGTAGTTTCAAAATCCCACAATTCGTCTAGCGTAATCGTCTGTAAAGTCTTCCCTTTGGGTTGGGGTTCGTTTGACTTGTCTTGTCGATACGCGACTGCAAGCATTCTAAACGCATCTGCGGGGTGTGAACACCAATCATGCCTTGGAGTTTGACGAAAAGTTTTCTTGTCCTCATCATATTCTCTTTGGTACTGTCTGAGTGCCTCTAGCCCCTCATCACAGATCGGGTCAAAGTAGCACTT